CCGGATCCGTCGCTCTTGGCTATTAAAGTTTTCTGGATTTCGGTATCGTATTTCTTCTGTTCCTGCGCGGCCTGCATCTGCTGTTGCTGTTTAACCATTGCCATTGCCTTCTGTTTGGAACTTTCTGGTATCGGAGCCATTTCCATAAGAAGTTCAACGGGTATTGGCAAACCTTTACCGGCGAGATCAGAGAGAAGAAGGAAGTTCGCATACATCATCGACGGGCTTGACGCGCTTTCTTCTGTCATTACATCGTATTTGGTCAAGTCCTCGTTTTCAAGCATCTGTATAATTTGTTCTTTTGAATACTTTTCAAGGGGCTGACCGCCTATCTCGACATTCTGTTTAATCGCTTGATTGTTGAGTATACGCCATATTCTTTCGGGTGTGTAAACTTCCTGTATCATATGAACGAGGATTTTACCCATCTTCTTTTTGGCAAGCGAGAGGTTATCGAATAAGTATTCGTTACCCATTAACGCCTGTTTTATTTTCTGAATCTGCGCTACGCCCGACTGCGTATTGCCCTGTTGTCCCATCAATTCGGGGTTTACATTCATAAGGCGGTCGAACAAATTCATCATCGTCATCGTTACGCGCTCAAGTTCGGCGGGATATTTCACGCCTTCTTCTTTAACGGGCCGGCGAGAAACATCGCGAACTTTCTGCATAAATCCAGGTGTTGAATATTTTTCTTCAAATTCTTCCATGTCATCGCGGGTGTCAAACATTTCTTCATCGTAGTAAACGCCATAAGCGTTGACCTTGTTGAGAATGTCTGCCATCGTCGAAAGGCGTTTGTTCGTTTCGTCCTGCAAGTCTTTAACGAAGTCCATTTTGGAAAGTATTCTGTCGCGCACCTTTTCGGCGTATATTGGGATTATATGGAAGTCGTTTATCGCAAGGTCGGGGTAATCGTCTGACAATAATGTTTCGCCGGCGACCTTCGTTACACGCATTTTAAAGGTATTGCGTTCGACAAGTTTTATATTCGGCCCTATCGTTTTGAGACTTGAAACTTCTGCATCGGGCCATTCATCAAGGTTTACCACAAACTCATTGTCCATATCAACAAAGGTTTTTGAGCGGTTATATTCTTTCTGCCAGCACTCGATCATGCGAACATTCTTGTTGAGTATATCGATGTTTTCGTATGTGTAGTTGCCCGGTTCAATCTGATAGCCGTCGGGCATTTCGATTGTTCCGTCCGCGCCCTTGCTACGCATAAGTATCTTGCTATCGTCGTTTTCGTGTTTTGTGAAGGTCGCTTCAATTTCGTCCTTCTTATCCGGAAACATATTAGACAACTGCTCTTTTGAATACCACTTAACTTTTTCAAGATGGTCGAGGTCGCTGAAATCTTTCTTGTTGTGCTGCCCAGGGTAAGTATCGCGCCAGTCAAACTGCTCAACGATTATTTTTCCCTTTATGTCCTCGTCGTATGAAACATACATATTGAGGTAACCTACTCCGGCAACAAGCGTCTGGAAGAATGTTTCAGTTTCCTCAAGCGGATAGTTGCAACCTTCAAGTATTATCTTTGAAATCTCTGTGAGAATATCGGCTACGAGCGCGTCGCCTTCTTCAACGGGGAAGAATTTAAGGTCGGTGCGGTTGTTGCGCTGATAACCGGAAAGGGATTTGATAGCGGCCTGTGATAAGTTAATCGTGAGTGCCGGCCTGCTCTGCCCCTCTAACGCTCGGCGGTCATCTTTCGACCATTGTTCGTTGCAGTAATATCTCTCGTTTTCATAAGCGTTGTCGCGACTTTCCTGTGAATATGCTTCGCTCTTTTTAAATAATTTATGAACCTTATCAACTATCGCTTTCTTTTCCTCTTTGGGCTTCGGCGTTTCAAAGTCAACTTCTTTTATTTCGTGCGTGTGCCCGTTGACCTCTTGCATTTTCTGTGTAACGCCGACTTGTTGCTGAACCGTCTGACCCGTCATCGGATCGACAACCATTGACATCTGCGCTTCCATTGTTATCGGGTGCTGGTGGCCCTTGTTTACGGTAGTCATACCGGAGCCGTCGTCATTCAAATAAATGATGTGCTTGTGCTTTACTTTCGGTGAACTCGCGGCTAATTTAAAACTCGGCATTTAAACCCCCATAAACGATTTTGATGTTGTTGTTTTATTCTTTTTCCTGTGATATTCCCCGTCGGATTCCGGCTCCTTGTAATACTCAAAGCCATCTGCGAAAGTCATTACAAACGCTTCGGCCTCGTCCGGTGAATGGCCTATCTGCTTCTTAATGTCCTTCTTGCTAACGACCTGCAACTTGTTCTGTTCGCGTTTCCACCTTGCCGAACTTAAACCGCTCTTTAATCGGTCGTTATCGGGAATACTTATCAAACCTTTCTCGAATGCTTCGGCACAGTTGAACCACATCTCGGCCCTTTTGTTGGCGAACTTCTCTTTATTCCTCGCCGCGCCCTGGCTTTCAACGCCGCGCAAGTTCGCTATTTCCTTGAATAATTCCGTGTAGAGGTAATACCCCAAACCATTCTTGTCAATATATTTACGATCAATAACCCGGCGAGATAAGTTGTCAAGCAGCTCGTCTTTAGTGTCTTGACGCTTACTCGCGTTTATTTCCTTGACATACATGAGCCGGCCCATCTGCCGCCGTGTTAAGATCGTTTTATCTTTGCCAGCACCGGCGGGATCAATACCGTCGCAAAACGGATAATCTTCCGGCACTTCAATTTCTTTTTCAACTGCGTCAAGTAAATGTTCCCACTTGATAATAGCGTCTGTTTCTGCAATCGGAAACTCGCCTAACGCAAACACTCTATAATAATTACTGTCGCGCCCGTGAGATAGTTTGTCCTCTAAAGAACTCGCCGATACAAGGCTTGACTTTTCTGCGCTGTGATGTAACGCAATCCACTTCTTTCTTTCAACAACATCGCAGTGAGTTTTATACGCATACCCGCTTGTGCGCCGCGGGTTAAACGCCATCATCGCAAAGTTTATCGGGCCGGTCATTGAGGAAATCAACGCATTAAGAACACCCTCTTGAACGCCATCTGCCTCTGTTACAATTACAATCATCACGTCATCGTGCTGTCCAAACATCGAAGTCGAAGGTGCGTCGGGATCGGCATCTTTCGGGCATGTCATAATCTGGCAAAATCCATTACCGCCTATGAACTTAATCGTTTCCGCACTTATGTCGTATTTCCTACGGATAAATTCCGGAACGACCTTCTCGCCCGTTAGCGGGTTTTCCTTGTTCAGCCATTTGCGAACCTCATTCCACAAGATCGTCTTGACCTGGTCGAGTTTCGGTGCGGTTACTATAACCTTCGCATTAGGCCAACAATCGCCGAGCCACAACATAATCCACGCATTCGCCGTGTCTTTGCCTGTGCCTTGCCCCGCCCTTGTCGATATGCCCTTCTTGTTAAGGAACTGCTGTAACTCTTTCTCGACTTCGCGCTCGGTCCACTGTTTATCCTTTGCCTCAAACAACTTTCCGACCGAATCGAGTATCTCTTTTACCTGCTTATCAATCTTCTTCGCGCCATTCTTTACGCTCACTCCGAGGATATACTCAACCCAAAGCGCAGGGTTATAAATAAATAATTTATACGCCTCTGTCAACTCTGCCGGTGTCGTTAATCTCATCGCCATGTTTGCCCTCGGTGTTTCACAAATGATACATTACATTTTAATCTTACTTTAAAGTTATTGATTTTGTCAAAGAAATATGTTACTATTAATAGGTAAAAATAATTGTGGGGTGAAGCGTGAAAAATAAAGACTTTAAGACCGTAAACGCACACAAAAAAGACCACGCCGTGTTAAGCGACGAGGCCGAGAAAAGAGGTTATAAAATGTGCGTTATGCTCAACAAAATTTTAAAAAAAATATTTCCGAAAAAGTATGAGGGAGAATGATGAGATACAAAGTTGTTGACCAAGAACATTGTTGGTATTTAAGGCTGGCGTTCAAAATACGCCACGAATTTGGTCTGGATATGTTTACGCCGCTTGAAGTTGCTTTAATAATAGACAAAGAGATAGGCAAGGATTTTGATTACCTGCCAGAAGAAAAAAGACAGGCCACTATTGAAAGGCTGTTTGATGTTACACTTGAAGAGGCAGAAGAACGGAGGTATGTGGAATAATGGAACTTACATTTTCCGAAAAGAGGGTCGCTAAAATCAAGGAACTTAAAGAAGAAAACGAAAGGTTGAGAAAAATAATAACCGAGTGCGAAGAAGACAATCTTGTTTTGGAATTGGAAAATACAGAATACAAAGCGAAGTTAGAACTAACAAAACGGGCGTGTTGCGAAACTTGCAAGTACCGAAACGACGAAGACGAAGGCGAGGTTTATGAACAATTTTGCGAAAAGTGTAATTGGGGAACTGACAGTGGAATAAAGATTGAAAAAATGAAGTGCGACGAGTGGGAGGCCAGATGAACAAACAAGAATTAAAAGAAAAGATTTTCCGTATGGACGGTAAAATAAACGAGTTAACGATTTCAAACGACACGCTTCAAACCGTGATGAAAGTAAAAGACGAGTTAATCAAAAGATTAAAGGGTGAGGGGAAGCAATGTTGCGAAACCTGCAAGCACTATTCAACATCTTGCGGTGGCGAAAACGAAGATTGTTTTAAAAAATATTTTTGGACAGGTGAG